TAGCCGTCAAGATAGCCGACCGTCACTGCGCCAGGAAAATCTACATCTAAAATCTGCGCGAATGTGTTGGTAAGGTTGTTGTAGATGTAACTTGGGCCATTAGCCGCTATGAATAGCTGCGTCCCGTTATCTGCCATGCTAACAGGGCCAGTGCTTGCAATAGCACCTAATAGCGTGGCGGTGTAGCTCGTGTTGATCTTGTACAGGCTGTTACCTGAAACAACAAACGCGGTACTGTTATCAGAAGAAAAAGTCCATAGCCCACGAATAGGGCCGTTGCCGATTGTTGCTAGTTTCAGTAGGCCAGGACAACGCTGAAGAAACGCGGGTTCTTTGCCGCCCTCCGGCACAACTTCGGGAAACAAATTGACCATTCTTGCATCGGCTGCGTTGACTGACCGTGCAACGTAAGACGAGCCTAGAATCGGCGTTTTCATCAGAAATTGTTAGCGTAGATATTATATCGTTGACGCGTCGCAACAATCGGGTATGGAATCGCCATAAGATCGCCAGGAAAGTTGATGCGCTTAAGATTACGTTTGCTTGTCATAGCAATACGCTGTACTTGCGGCGACGGCTCAACGCCAAACTCCGGCGCTAATTCACAAGCTAAGTTGTATCGAAATGCACGTAAATAGCCAGGCGGGAAATACATATCTGTAGCAACGTTTGACACTTCAGTCAAAGTTTCAACAGAAATAATGTGCCATTCCAGCGCTTTGATAGGCACTGGATAGACGGTCAATTCAATATCTGGAAACGTGTTATTAATCCACATGACTTGTGGGTACGTTGATGTCACCGTCTTAAAGGCAATACCGTCGTACTGCTGCTGGTTGATCAACTTAATACCGAATGATAGCCCTGACGATGGGTCTTTAAAATACGTTGCGTCGTCCACTTCAATAGGACGGTTGCCTACAAAGTTACCTGTTGGCCCTAACGTGCGTGAGATAACGTTGGCGGGCCAAGTAAATACTTGATCCTGCGTACTGAATACTGATAGGCGCTCGGTATCCCAAGACTGGATCATCTGGTTAATAGCCATGATTGAGTCTTGCATGACTGCCGCAGAAGGTGTCTCACCCTCCGCTAGTACACCTAAAAGTCTAAGAGAACCATCAATAATTTCAGCAGCGGTCGTCATACCTCAGTCTCCTGAATCCTACGGCTGCGGCGACGAGGTTGAAGTTCGTTAACAGGCTCGATGTCGTCCGACGCAGACTCAACGTTTACCTTGTTAGGATCGTAATCTTCCCAACCATTTTCTCTGTCACGGTCAGCTTCCATGTCAGATATTGCAACTTTAGCACCATGCGTAGGGTGGTGGAGATAGATGACAGCCATAATTTAATCGGGGGCCGAAGCCCCCCACACCTCTACACGCAATGAATCAAAGCAAAATTGATAACAACTGCTTCAGATAGTGGACCACCTGAAATGTTACGCACGGTAATTGACGCAGAACCTGCGCTTAAACCAGAAACCCAACAGTTATACGCACCTGAAGTAGCACCGCCGCTCACGTTCAGAATTAAAATGTCGTTAGCAGAAATAAGCGAGTTGTTCAACGTAAACGTTACGTTGGTTACGCTCGCTAAAGCTGCGTTATTCATCGTAATCTGACCAGCAGACTTATTAAGCGTTACAGCAGTCGATTTGCTAGTAGCTTGGGTTACTGTACCTTGCGCGTTTGCTGTATAACCAAATTGTTCATCAGACAGTATGTATTGCGATCCAATGATGTCTTGGTCAGTATAAGCAACGCCAATTGGCTTAGTGTTTGACATAGCTAATCCTTTTAAGAATAGGGGGCGAACCCCCTATCAATTACGCAATCCGATAAGCCGTCCAAGTGCCAACACCGGTCTTGCGGGCGAGCCACTGCGACGATGTATTGGCTGATACCGCAGCCGTGCCAACAATTGTCCAACCCGTACCTGCGGTCACGGTTACAGCATCCGTACCATCGATATTGACAACTGCAAACGTAAACGCTGCGTTAACTTTAGTTGCTGAAGAAATTTCATCTTCAAGCAACGCGACAGTGGGCAACGTCATAGCGCCAGCGGTGCCATCAAACGTAAACAACCCGTTTGCTAGTTGAGCCGCTGTAACCGTAGCCGCGCCGGTAAGTGCAGTAGGAGCACCCTGAACAAACAACAAAGCCTCGCCGGTATTACCGTCGTTGTACTGGTATCCACCAGCACCATTAGGAATTGCCATGATAAATCCTTTCAAAAAATAATTTGGTAGGGGGCCGTAGCCCCCTTATTGATTAGCCCCAGAGACGAACGCCCATTTGAGGACGAATCACGCTGTAGCCGTACAGCACGTCAATACGGCAGGGCATACGGTCGTTGTTGATGTCGTACTGACGAACAATACGCATCGAAATACCGTTATGAACCTGACGCGACGCCATGTCAACGCCTTGCGGCATCATCAGATCGGCAGTAGCAAAAGTGATTGCGTCTTTGTGATAAACGAGATTTTGTGGGTACTGCGACGATGCAGCGCCGACAAACACGACAGCTTTGCTGGTGGCAGGAAGGCTGTTAACCGTTGCGAGCGCGTTGCTTGCCGAGTACATCGGAGCAACCGTCAAGTTACCTGCGCCAGAACCGTTAAGCGTAACGTCAGTCGTTACAACGAACTGGAACAGCGAACCTGTGGACTCGCGGGTCTGTGGGTTAACTGCGTAACAGTCAGCCACAGTAAACACGCCGC